AAGCATTAGATTCATCTATTTGGTCATGGATAAGTTTCTCCATTCTCCGTGCAGCTCTTTGTGCAGGATTTAATTCTATTGCTTGTGGATTAGCACTTGCTCCATCTGTTAGTATACCAGCATCTTCTGCTTGGTCTTCTAAACTATCTTCAAAGATTCCGTTGTAAAAAGTTGCACCGGGTTTTAAAGTTCGACCATCACCTTCATAACCAACATCATAAGGACTATCTATTCTATTACCTATATCATCTGGTATAGATGATTCAATGTCAGGTGTTGGATTATTAATATCAAGGTGAGCTATATCTGTTTCGCCTTCTGGCATTTTAGTTTCTGATATACCTATAGGAAACTTACCTGTTCCAAATATAACATCTACTAATTGACCAAAGGCTGCTAAGACTTTTGTTTTAGTAATTTTTACAAAGACTCTAGACTTTTCAGATTCTCTAAACTTAACACCTTTAGAGTATAAACCTCTATAATTTTCGTAAGCTTTTATCCATCTTCTTTCATCAGTATCTCTAGCCATTTCTGCTAAAGAATATCTATCTTTTATAATGCCAATAAGATTTCTTTCTTGGTCTTCTTCTAATGATAAAGTCTTTCCGGCTTCGCCTTCAACATCTTCATAAAGATTATCAGCATTTAAAAATGTATTGTCTTCCATTTAATATCCAAATGTATTGTCTGAAGGATGATATATATCTGATTTAATCCTTAACATTCTATCTTGAGGATGGTCTAATCTTGGTCTACTCATTATCATATATCTAAGTGCATCATATGCGTGGTCAGCAGCTTTCGTATCGACATCCTCTGGATTAGTCTTTGAAAGTGGAATACCTTGTAATTCTTTTATTAGATTTACACAGTTACTAAATATTTGTAACCTTGGTCTTCCTGCTCCTTCTCGCTGTCTTAGATGCTCGTGTATTTGAGTCTTACCAGCTATCCTATTCTTATCAGCTCTTCGTAATTTATGTCCATTATTGACAAGCGTTTCGCCAATAGTAGGACCTGTATATCCCGTTCTTGCCCATGCAGCAGTATCTAACACACCCGGAATAGATTTAATTTCATTCTCTTCCATTTGTGTTATGGTGTCAGCGAGTGCTTCCCCTGTAAGACCTTTTCTGTATAACTCTCTATATATGATGATGGTCTTATCATCAGGGTCTACAGCACCCCATAGACAACAACTTTCTGCAGCATAACCATAGTCAATCCCCTTTACTCTTTCCCACCAAGTAGGTAATTCAAAAGGAGGTATCACATGTACATCGTGAGTAAACTCTGCAAATGCTGCACCTTCTGCTACATCCCAATTACCTTCAAGCAGTTGTCTTCTTTGAACTGCAGGTAAGGATTGTAACATCCTTTCATATTCACCATCTTCAGCAAGGTAGGGATTATCCTGTAACAATGCTGGAATAAACTTTCTTGTTAAACCATCTTTACCTTTAAAACTTTTATTAGGCTCAGATGCTTCTACATATCTTTTCTTTACCCATTGTGCACCTACACCACCGGGGTTAGCTGTACATCTTAGATAAGTTTGTAAATCTGGGTTGGTAGTTCTCAAACGAGAAGCTAAATAATTCCAACCAAACTCTGTAGGTAAATGAGTTATCTCATCAAATCCTATCCAACTGTATGCTTGTCCTTGATACCTATATACATCAGCATCTTTTTCTAAGAAGCCAAATTCTATTTTAGCTCCTGAAGGAAAGTTCCAAAGCTTTTCTACTTCTCTAAACTTAGCACCTTTAAATGCTTTAGGATAGAGTTCTCGAGACTTATCTATAAGTTCTCTTAGCTCTGGCATTGACCTTCTTAATATCAAGGCTCTATGTTCTGGTATGTGACAATGTCGCAATGGGTCTATTAACATTGCGAAACTTTTACCACCACCTGCTGCTCCTCCGTATAAAACATCCTTTTCGGAAGCAGCTAAAAAATCTGTTTGAGGTCCATCATTAGGCATGAATGCCACATAAGAACCTGTAGTATCTAAATGTTCTTGTATAGAATCAGGTAATACTTTTGCTTCTGATTCTGTTACAACATTTGAAGTTAGAGCTTTCTCTTCCTTCTGTACTTCTTTCTTAACTCTTGCTAAACTTCTTGTTAGCTTTTTAACCTTTTGATTCTTTTTATCTAATTTTCTTTTAGCCTGTAATGCTAATTGTATATTAGATAGTTCACTATTTTTAGGTCTACCAATCTTTTTTGGTTTAATATCATCCTTTAGTATACACTTATCTGAAACATTTGTCAAGTTTTTTTTAGATTTATTTTTTTTATCTACCATAAATCTTATCTACATATTTCTTTAAACCCGGCTTAGACATGCTTCTTCCTGTCTCTGCTTCTAACCAATCAACTCCAATACCTAGGCTTATTTCATTATGGAATACAGCTTCAGCAACTTCTTTTAGTATTTGTATTTCTTCTACTATAGGTTTTAAATAACCTTCAAAGTCTGCATCTAACTCATAGCCAAATGGTATGGTTGAAGAAGTTCTTCTTATGTAATCATCAGGAATAAACATTAAAAATCTTTTCTTATATCAAAAACTACATATCCATTGTGTAACACAACACCCATATATATAGTATTGAATATTTTTAAATCTCGTTTTCTTCTTGTGCTAGTATCATTATCTAAAAGATAATAAAGAGCTCCTGTAGCTACTGCTTTTTGTAATATTAATCTTTCCAATGAAGGGTCAGTTCCTAAAAATGGATTTACTTCTACTGCACCAAAATCTTGTATAGCTTTATGACTTATGTGTATATCAATTAAATTTAAAGCCATAAAATCTTTAAACAAATCTTGTTCTGTTTCTGTCCAGTCTTTCCATTCTGCTTGTAAAGACATAGAACATAATAACATTAATAGATACTTCATTAATTTACTCTTCTATACTTTCTTGTTTTTCTTGCTGTCTTCTTTGGTTGCTTACTAAACTGTTTGCCTTTCCTAGTATCTTTTCGTTTTTTTCTTGTTGTTGCTGCATACTCTTTAGCCGATAATGATTTAATTGCCTTCTCTGGGAGATACCTCTCACCCGTTTCCGAAGATTTCTTCCCACTCTTCGTTCTCCATTTTTGTTTAGTCCAAGACCTAAGACTTCTTTGACTTTTTTTTAGAGCCATTTTCTTAGATAATTATTTATTTTAGTTAAAAATTTGTTAATGTATTTTAGTATTATATTCATGTTATTTATAGCCACCCCCTTTGGCTTTATACTCTTTTGCTAAGAGCTGGGCTTTCCGAGCTGACCATTGTCCGGGATTACCCCCTTTAGAACCGGCTTTGATTCTCTCGAAAAGCCTCTTACGCATAGTAGGCTTAGTATAATTACCAGCTTTATTAACAGTTGACTTTTTCTTTTTAGTCGTTGTTTTCTTTCTTGGCATTTTTTTCTCCTTTCTTAAAAATCCTATCCCAGTTATCTTGATATTGTTTAGAATATATATTTATTCTAGGTCTTGCACCTTTACTATCACTTTTACCATATATGCTTTTTCTAAACATAAATGGCTTCTCTTCGTTTCCTACTTGTTTACCCATTACCACTTTACCTTGTTAGCCCAAAAAGCTGCTGACATTTTACCCTTAGCAATATTCTTTCTATGTCTAGCTTTAAAAGACTTCCGTTTCATTTTAGTTGCACGAGACTCACCGGCTCTAGGTTTACCAGCAGTCTTTGCACCTTGTTGTCCAAACCTAATAGTTTTAATCTTACTGCCTTCTTTGGCAACAACTACATGTGATTTAGTTGGATGATTAGGAGTACGCTTGGGTTTGTTATAACCACTTACTCCTGCTCTTTCTAATCGTGAATCTTTTGCCATTAGTGTATTGTCTGTTGTTTAACAGGAATCTCGTGAGTAAGTTCGTATAGTTCACCTATAACTGTCAAGGCATACATGTCAGCTATCTCTATAGCTTCATCTATATCCCGAGCTTTGATATATGGACCAACTAATAATTTATTATCTTTCTCAACTTCAGTCAAAAATATTTTCATCCTATTATTCCTTTACCTATAATCCAACCAATTAAAAACCAAAAACAAAACCAACCGGGACTTTCATATGCAAAATTAAGAATACTATTCAGATAGTTCTTCATAATCAGCATCATCTAAGTCTAGAGGTTTCTTATCCGGCATCAAAAATATCCCACCACTATTAACATTATGATTCACATCAACTCTATCCACCTTACTAACCCCAACTCTATCTAATAAAGTTGTAGCAGCAGCCAATTTATTATTAGCTTGGATGATAGGTCTTTT